AGATGAAGCAGCTAAAAATTTTGAATCAGAAGGTAATTTAAATGTTTTTATAGGAGCTGAAGCTGCTACAGCAATAACTACAGGAACACAAAATGTTGTTATTGGAGGACAAGCCGCAATGAGCGCTATGTCAAGTCAAAACGTTATTATAGGTCATAGAGCTCAATATGATAATCCAACGACGGGTGTAGTAACAGGATTAGTAAGTAGAGCAGTTATAATAGGAGAAGAAGCTGTAAATGATTCTCCAACAGAAGAGGTTTACTCTGTAAATATAGGGGCTAATAGTGTAGGATCTACTGACGGCATTGTTATAGGTGCTGATGCGGTAGGTTATGATGGTGGTATTGCTTTAGGATATATAGCTAATCAAAGAAATAAAGGATCCAGTGGTACTGACTCATATAGCAACTTGGTAAGTATTAGTGGTCATACAGCATCTGCTTTTCAACTAGGTGGAGGAGGCGATGCAAATGAAAATGGTAATGCAGGTAACTATTGCTTTTATAACAATGCACAAGCTCTAAGTGCTGGACTAAAACATGGTGATATATACGTCGAAGCTGATGGACCTGGAAGTAATACTCCTGTAGATCCACATAGATTATGTATAGTATTAAACCCAGCGTCTTAGTAAAAAAATAAAAAAATAAGTAATATTAAGCAATATGGATATAACATGGAAAGTATCAACATTAGAACGCATAACAGATACAGGATACGTGTATGAAGCAAGTACAGTATGTATAGCTGAAGAAACAGTGGATGATAAAATAATGCATGGTACAACATTGTTAACAACTGAATTTACAGCGCCTATAGGCCCAGATTTTATACCATTTGAAGAATTAACAGAGCAAGATGTTTTAACTTGGGTTTTTGCAGAAATAGGAGAAGATCTTAAACTACGTAAAGAACAAGGAGCAACCAATAAACTAAATAATGCTATTGCAGCATTAAACCCGCCAACTCAAGAAGGTGTACCTTGGGGAGGTTAGAGAACAGTACACCATAACTAAAAACCAAAAACTATGACGTTTTTATACCGTACTCAATCGTGGAGTAGTACCCCACAACACCCTGATCAAGAAGTGATCAACCTTTGGAACCATGTTGCTGATAAAGCTAACTGGAGAATAGTACAGCTACCAAATGGATTTTACCAAACAGAATATAAAAGTCCAGACGATGAAGACACGTGGGTAGATGTTACTAGACGAGAGACTATAGAAGGCGCTGAATCTGCTATAGATGGATCAGTAGAACATTATTCTAAAAAATTAGAATTCTTAAAAGGACCAAAAGTAGTCAAAACATTTAAATAAAAACCAATCTAATTTAATTTAATCCAATGAATGAGACAATTGTAAAGCATCTTAATTTCGGTGAAGATGCAAAAGACGCTATATTTAAAGGCGTGGAAAAACTCACAAAAGCTGTTAGCTCCACATTAGGAGCTAGCGGCAAATGTGTTATAATGGAAGATGATAGAGGTAATCCTCAAATCACTAAAGATGGAGTAACAGTAGCAAACAGTGTTATACTATTAGACCCAGTGGAAAACATGGGTGCTAAACTACTAAAAGAAGCGGCGAGAAAAACAGTGACAGAAGCAGGCGACGGAACGACGACTGCAACGGTTTTAGCACACGCTATATTAAACGAGGCATATAAAGTGATAAAATCGGAATCGCCGCGAGATTTAAAAGAAGGAATTAATTTGGCTGTTAACAAAGTGGTGCAGTATCTTGAAAAAGTAGCCTTGCCAGTACGAGGTGAAAAAATAAAACAAGTAGCTACTATATCAGCCAATAACGATGCTGAACTAGGTGAATTAATTAGTGAAGCATTTAAAGCTGTAGATGAAACCGGGATCGTTATGATGGAAACAAACGATTCTCCGGATACAGTTATTGAAAAAATAGAAGGAGTACAATATGAAGCAGGGTTTCAAAACTCTCATTTTGTAACACATCCAGATAAAGACACGGCAGAACTAAATGATCCAGTTGTTTTAATATTAGATAATAAAATAGAAAACATTAGAAAAATACAAAGCGTATTAGAGCATGTTATAAAAGAAAAAGAATCTTTATTGATTATAGCTGACGTAGATCCTCAGGTAATGACAGCTTTAGCAATGAACAAGGTTAAAGGAAATATAAAAGTAAATATAATAGATGCGCCTGTTCATGGAATTAATCGTAAAGAAGTTTTAGATGATTTAGCCGCTTTAACAGGAGCCACTATAATTAATGAAAACTTAGGAGACGATATTGATTTAATAAGTATAGATGCTTTAGGTAGATGTAAAAAAACTGTAAGTAATAGAGTAGAGACCATAATTCAAGTAGAGGAAATATCAGATGAGGTTGAAGCATTAATAAGTCATCTACATAACAAGATTAAATTAACATCTAACACGAATTTAAAGTTAAGATACGAAAAGAGATTGTCAAGATTAACTGGAAAAGTAGCTATTGTAAAAGTAGGAGCTAATTCTGAAGTTGAACTTAAAGAAAAGAAAGATAGAGTTGAAGATGCTATTTGTGCTACAAAAGCCGCGATAAAAGAAGGTATAGTGCCAGGAGGTGGAATTGCTTTGCTTAATGCAGCAGACAATATAAAGCCTAAATCTATATCAGAAGAGGTATTGCTAGAAGCTATTAAAGCTCCTTATAAAACAATATTAAGTAATGCTGGTATAGTTAATTATGAATCTCCATTAGTAAAAGGAAAAGGATTAGATGTGGTTACAGGTAAGACGGTAAGTATGGTAAAGTCCGGAATAATTGATCCTTTACTTGTTACTAAAAGTGCTTTACGTAACGCGGCTTCAGTAGCTACAACGATATTATCAACTGATTGTGTAATTAATAATCTAAGAGCATGAGAGCAGTTGGAAATTATTTAATTATAAAACCTATAGATCCCGCAACAGTAGAAACTACGGGTGGATTAATATTAGGAAAAAATCAAAGAGATGATATAAGATATCAAGAAGCAAATGTTTTAAGTGTAGGAACAGAAGTGAAGGGAGTAAAAAAGAAAGATAAAATATACTTTGACATTGCTAGTGGTAACTTAATAGAAATAAACAAAAAAATATATTCAGTCATAAGAGAGTCTGATGTTATCATAGTTTTATGAGAAAATTAACTCCTTCTGACTTAAAAAGTTTAAATTTATTTAAACATTATAGAGTTATACGTAAATGGGTCAGTAAAACATGTAATATTAAAGAGGCAGACCTTGAACTATTAATGTACTTAGATGCTTTAGATTTATTTACAAAACAAGATTTTAAAGAAGGAGTATATTCTTATAGTTGGGATAATAGAAGATGGAACCGATTGTTAAAAGAAGATTGGATAGTTGTTTGGAGAAAAAGAAATAGAACAACCCAAAAATATCACATTTACAAAACATCTTTTAAATTTAAACAATTATTAAATAGAATATATAAAATAATTTTAGGTGAGGAAGATATTCCCACTACAGAAAGAAGTAACAAAATAATGAAGGGTGACAGCTATATGAACAAAGTTTTAAGTCATTCTATTTTAAACATAAACAAAGATAAAACTAGATAAAATGGCTAATTACATGAAAGACAAATCACTTAAACAAATCCAACCTGGTAGTGCATTAAATAATATTAACGTTCCACAACAGTTTCAAACTGGAACTTATTATCCACCAGGTGTTCAAACGCCTCCTCCAGCTATAGGGCAAATGGGCATGGGCGCTCAAATGGGTACTGCACCTATTGCTCAGTCTGATGCAGAACTAAAAAGCATGATGCGTGACGAAGAGTTTAGAGCAGAGGCCGCTAAAACAGGAGAAATGTCTTTCCTCAGTAGTCAACATACACCAAGTGCAGATCCTTTTGAAAACATTGACGTAGGATTTAAAAATTATGGAAAAGGTTCTGCTCAACCAAAAAGTCAAGAAGTAGTTAAACATGGTAAACATACATACCTCGGTGGAAAACATGCTATACCATCAAATCCAAAAGAAACACCAGTTTATGGAGTTAAACCAGGTGGAAAGAGTTATTGGAACACTTAAAAAAATAATATTATGCCAACAGGATATAAAAACAATCAAAAACCCGCCGGTGTGGCAAGACCAATGCCAGGCGTAGACAACTCGATAAAAACAATGGGTTCTAGAACTTTAACAAATTCTAAACCTGCTTTTAAAATCGCACCACAAGCTTACAAAGGTAATCCAGTACTTAGAGCTCAATCGTAATGGGCTTAGATGATTTAAAGTTATATTGTTTTAATATAACTTCTTTCACAATCGCAAGTTTAGATTGGTTAGAACCTATACTAAAAGTAACATTACTACTAGTTACTATTGGATACACTGTTAACAAATGGTGGGCTATGAAAAAGAAAAAAGATGAAAATTAGAAAAGATTTAAAACGAATGAGTGCATGTATGCAGATGGTTAAAAATCCTTTAAAGCAAACTGGTCCTAGTATTAAGGCAGATGCTGATCCTAGTGTTAAGGTACCAATTGCTAAAACAACTAAAGTAGAAAAACCAAATACAGAAGCGAGCAATAGGCTATTGAAGAGGTTTTTTTCAGAACATCCTACATCTAGTATTACGAAAGGTGGTCCATTGTTAAAAGCTATTAATGCAGGAGACGAAAAAGAATACAATAGTTTAATGCTAAGTAGAAGTGGTTTTACAACACCAACACCATGAGACAAATAAATAAAATAATTGTACATTGTTCTGCAACTAGAGAAGGCGAGAATATTCCTGTTGAAACAATTAGGAAATGGCACGTTGATGGTAGAGGATGGAGTGATATAGGTTATCATTTCTATATAGATATATATGGCGAAATACACAAAGGTAGAGATATAGCTAAAATCGGGGCTCATGTAAAAGGGCATAATAGAAATTCAATCGGTATTTGCTATTGCGGAGGCGTAGAAGCAGATGGTAAGACCCCGAAAGATACTAGATATGATTGTCAAAAAGATAGTTTGTTAGCTGTTTTAAGAACGCTAAAAGCTATGTATCCAGACGCGGTTATACACGGTCATAGAGATTTTTCAAACAAAGCATGTCCATCATACGATGCGACAGAAGAATATAAACATTTATAATATATACCATGAATAGATACGATAGAGACATGATGCATAATAGAGAATTAATCTATGATGCTAAAGGTCAATTACACAAAGCTGACGAACGTTATAAAAAAGGCGATAAAGGTGCAAAAAAGGAAATGATTCACGATAGAGAATTAATACATGATGCTAAAGGAGAAATACATAGGATTGATGTAGAAAAGCACGGATTTGAAGCTTCTGCTCATAAGATTCACAAACATATGAAACATTAATTATGGCTTACAAAAGAATGAATTCTCCCCTTCAAAAAAGATTAACTAAAAAAGAAAGAGATAATATGTCTGCAAGTACTTTTTGTGGACCTGATAGATCTTTTCCCGTTCCAGATTGTGATCATGTTATTGCAGCTAGAAGATTAGTAGGAAGGTATAAAGGAGAAGGTAGTAAAAAAAGTATCTTAGCTTGCGTTGCTAAAAAAGCTAAAAGTCTAGGTTGTAAATAAAAAAAAACAAACAATGGAAACTATTAAACAAATTTTAAATCACCCTTTATCTAAAGCTGTGGCTTGTGGTATTGTAGGATTGCTTTTCATAATGCATTCTCACTCTCTGTATGCTGGTATAGCTTTTGGGATGGGGATAAGAGAATTTTTATTAGCATTTAAGTCTGAGGTATGAGAAATCTAGGTGACAAGGTACATAAAGTAATGAGAGTAAGTGGGGTTCACCAGATAACAGAAGCTATTATGAATAAAGCAGGTAAAGATTGCGGTTGTAAAAAAAGACAAGAAGACCTAAATAGATTCAGTAATAAACTTGTAAATAAACTAACTGGTAAAAAATGAGTTTTAAACTTAAACCTCCATATAAAGTAGATTGGACCTCTGTATTTAGATTAGGTGAAGATGGAGGAGAAGGTATAAACGGAGTTACAACTAATACTGGAAATATTGTAATTAATAAAAACATGTGTGATCAAGATCAACTGGAAAACACAATTAGTCATGAAATGGTACACGTCGATCAAATTAAAAGAGGAGACATGTATTACGATGACAAGAACATTTACTGGAAAGGAAAAAAATATTCTAGGAGTAAACTAAACGAAGGTGATAAAAAACTTCCTTGGGAAGCTGAAGCCTACAAAAAAGAAATACCACTAAAAAAGAAAAAATGAAAGATAAGGGACTTTATAAACACGGTATGTATGGAGACAGAGATTCTATGGGTAAGAAAGCTGTACATAAAAAAATGGGAGAATACTTCCCACAGCAATCTTCACAGTTAACAGAAGATGGAATGGCTATAGATGCTAGTAGAACTCCAGGTATGGAAATGTACGAAGCCGGCATGGCACAAACATCAAAAGAAGCATATAAGAAAGGTGAACAACACATGCTAGAGAAATCAAGAACTAAAAAAAGCGGTGAAACAGTTGTAAAACACAAACCAATAAGTGAAAACAGATTTAATAGAATTAAAGAAAAACGTGCAAAGAAAGATCTAGGAATACACGGGTGGATGGGTCTTGTTGAACCAGGTTCATTTAAAGGTAAAGCTCTTCCCCAAACAGAAGAAGAACCAAATCCAAATCAAGCTAAATCAGGTAAAATATATACAGATGAGCAGATAGCTTCTATGAGTGATAGAAAAAAAATTAGAAAAGGTTTAGCTCCTGGTGTTGAAAGTGAAGGTATGAATCCTTCAGAAAAAGCTTACAAATTTACTTTAGGAGGAAAAATAAAAACAGAATCATTTGATGTTGGTGATGGAGATCCTATCATTATGAATAAAATGAGAAACAAAAATCCTAATTTCAAAATTGGTGGAAATCCTGAAGGTGGCGGTGCTTCTGGAGGTATGGGATTTGGTGAAATAAATGCTAAACTTCCTAAAATTAATATAGGAGGTCTTGGTATAGGTAAAAAAATTAGAGAAAAAAGATTAAATAGTAACACGGGTTCATCAAATAGAAATTCTCATTATTTAAATAAAGGAAAGAGATTTTCTGCTAAGAAAACCACAAGACGTCACAAAAAAGGATTTTAAATTTCATGAAAAAATCTAAACATGGTTATAAAAGAAATTCTCCAGATGTTAATAAAAAACATAACATTATAGAAGGTTGTCATATAACAATGAAAAATGTAGATTTTAAAGTGTTAGGTGTAGACAATAATGGCTATGCAAAGGTGATGTATCCAGGTTATGATTATTATTTTCCAAATGCTAAATGGGTAAAAGAAACACCTATAAAATGAAAGATAAAAAGAAAAAAAAGTTTAGAGATACTAAAGTAGGGGTTTTCTTAAAAGAGAAGGCTCCTACAATTTTAGATACTGTAGGAGAGTTCTTGCCAGATCAAGGAGGTTTAGGTATAGTAAAAAATCTTATATCAGGTGATTCTAGTATAGAACCTAAAGATAAAGAGATGGCTTTAAAGCTATTGGAACAAGATATAGCAGAGATGAACAACATCTCAAGTAGATGGGCTAGTGATATGAAAAGTGACTCATGGTTAAGTAAAAATACTAGACCTATGACTTTGATTTATTTAACACTAGCAATGACGATATTTATAGTACTAGATTCTACAGTACTATTAGAAATAAAAACAGGTTGGGTTTCATTATTGGAAGCTTTACTAATAACGGTTTATGTAGCGTACTTTGGATCTAGAGGCGCTGAGAAAATAACAAAAATTAAAAATTAAACATAATGGCATCATTAGACCAAGAAAATATATATGCACCTAAAAGAACTATCAGTGGAAATATTCCTGATAATGCTAGAATTATGGGCCATGCTTCAGTGGACATTCATACTTTAGGTACAGGTAATCAAATACCAGGCACAGGTAGTCCTAACAGAGGAGCTGCTATATACTGCGGACAAGCATATACTAGCTTAACTGTAATTTTAGAAGGAGATGTAGGAGAAGTAGACGCGTTGGGAAATCAAAAAACTACAACTTTTAAAGGAATAGCTGCAGGATCGTTTTTACCTATTTTAGCAGTACAAGTACAATCTCATGCTCCTTCTTTATCAGGTGTTGGAGAATTAGTTGCATTACTATAAGATATGTGGATAGGTATAGCTAACATAATACCGATTATAAGCAATTTACCTGGACAAGGTTCTGCTGGACCAGCTCCAACTATTTGCTACATTGAATTAGAAAGTTCAACAGGTTCAGACTATGTAGAATTAGAACCAGTTGCATCTACTGACGTAATGATTTTAGAGAATTGCGGAGGTGCTCCAGTCACTAATAATGTAACAAGTCAGCTTGGAGATACATTAATAACCCAAACGGGATTAACTATAATACAACAATAACATGTCAGATAAGAAATTCTCAGATTTTACAGTACAAACAGATTTAAGTAACTTTGATGGTTTAGTTGGGTTTGATACTGGAAACAATTATAAAATAACTCCAACGAATCTAGCAGCTAGCTTAGATTTAGATAGTTTTACTACGGGTAAACTAGCTATTGCACAAGGTGGAACTAGTTCAACTACAGCGCAAGCAGCTATTGATACACTAACAAATGTATCAGGAGCTTCTGCAGGTCATGTATTAACTAAAGATGGTAGTGGTAACGCTACATTCCAAGCACCTGCAAGCGGTGGAGGTGGAGTATTTACACAAGTTTTCATTAATCATAATAATTTTGATGGTACTGCAGGAACTGCACCAACAGGTTTTCCTTTTCAAGGTCCATATAATGCTGGTACACCAATGACGAATGCAACAATACGTATAGTACCTTACTTTGTTCCAGTTGATTGCACGTTAACAGCTATATATTGGAAATGGTGTGGTGTTGATGCTATTGGAGCTAATGCAGCAGGTGATATTTCAGATCTTTTTATATATACCTATACTGGGGGTAATACTAAACCCGAACTTTCAGCAGGATGGGATACGACTGGAGATAACGCTACAGCTGTATTTTCAGAATTAGTAAATCAAGCTGATGATGGAGATTGGCCACAAAAATCAGTAACAGGTTTAAGTAGGACATTTACAGCAGGTCAAGTAATAATGCCTTTTAATATAGAACGTGGTGGAGCAAGTATTAATCCTAGCAATAATTCATGGGCAACTCTTCAACTTGTATTTGAAGCAACTTAATAAAATAAACAACAATGGCAAACGAAAAATTTAGCGACTTTACAGTAAAAACAGATCTTACAGATTTTACAGGATTAGTAGGGTTTGAGACAAATACAGCTAATTACTATATAACTACATCTAATTTCTATGATGCTTTAGAAGCAAACTTAGACTTAACTGATTTTACAACTGGTATAGGTGGAGCAGGAGAGGTTTTAACTGTTAATGGAGCTGGAACAGCTTTAGAATGGAGTGCTCCAGCATCAGGTGGAGTAAGTTCTATTAGTTTTGGAACTACGGGTTTAACCCCTAATACAGCTACCTCAGGTGTAGTAACTGTTACAGGAACTTTAGCTGTTGGTCATGGTGGTACAGGACAAACTTCTTATACTATTGGAGATATTCTTTATGCAGATACAGCTTCTACTTTAGCAAAACTCCCCGCGTCAGCTACAAGTGGACATGTGTTAACTTCTAATGGAACAGGTGTAGCACCTTCATATCAAGCGGTGTCTGGTAGTGGAACAGTGTACGGTAGTTTTCAAGGTGTAATGATAAATCCTGGAGATACAGTAAGCACAGCTAAACCTCAATTAATATTTAACGATCCTTTAGCATCTACTAGTCAAGCAGGATTTCAAATAGTGCCATTTGATTGTGAGATTGAAACGATAACAATGAAATGGAATGGAGATACAGCTCCTACAATTCAAATCGCCGATGGAACAACTAGTTGGAAAATTGGAAAACTAACTAGTAATACAGGAAATGCTGATACAAGTATTGGTACAGTAAACTTTACTGATTTAACGCCTACACTAGCTGGTGCAGGAGGATTTGAAGATTTAGAAATTAGTGCCAACAATGGTGATTCAGGAACTTTTATATATAAACAATGGAATGGTGATTCTGGTGAACCCACAAATGTTCCTATTCCTTTATCCGCAGGCGATATATTAGTTTTTATAATTATTAGAGGAACAGGTGATTGGTCTCCTAAGTCAGATGAAATTACAGTCAATTTTAAATATAAATTAACATAAAATAAATATAAATTAAATTTAATCAAATGAAAATTAAAGAAGAACAATTAACTAAAATTAAATCACAACAAGAACAATTAAACAATTTAATAAATCAAATTGGTGTATTAGAAGCTAATAAGCATGGATTACTTCATGAAATGGCTGGAGTAAATCAAGAGGTTGAAAAGTTTAAAAAAGAATTAGAAGAACAATATGGTGCTGTTAATATTAATTTAGAAGACGGTACATATACTAATATTGAAGTAGATAAAGCAGAACCAGCATTAGCAGAGTAATCATGGACAACGTTATTAGAAAGATCAGTATTGGATCTGATTATAAGAACGAAGCTATGCATTATTCTGTAAGTCAACAAGTTTACGGAGGTCATGTTATTTGTGATATATTACATGAAGAAGAAGATAACTCATATAATATATTTATTAAGAAAAATGAGGAAGTTATTCCATGGAAGAAGTTTAATTCCAATATGGCTATCTCTGTAGAATACGACTTAGAATATTAATGCAAGCTTTATATAAATTCCTAGTTGAACCTATTGGAGAAAGATATAACAACGTTATAAAGGTAGGGGAGAAACAACTTATTATCAATACTAAAATAGAAACGTTTAAAGCAGTAAACAAAATAGCTAAGGTAACACAAATACCTAAAAACATTATTACTAATATAAACGTAGGAGATATAGTTATTATTCATCATAATGTCTTTAGAAAATTCTATGACATGAAAGGTCGAGAAAAGAATAGTAAGTTATATTTTAAGGATAATAAATATTTTGTAGAATTAGATCAAATATATTTATATTACCAAGATGATAAATGGAATACTTTAGGAGATAGATGTTTTATTAAACCCTTAGCAACTCAAACGCAGAAAGGTATATTAAGATATGGTAATCTTAATTTAAAGTCCTTAGGAATAAAAGAAAATGATATTGTCTACTATAAACAAAACAGAGAATTTGAATTTGTGGTAGACAATGAATTATTATATTGTATGAAATCAAAAGATATATTAGTGAAAGATGAACGTCAAGGAAACGAAGAAGAGTATAATCCAAGCTGGGCAACTAGCGGTGAAAGAACTAATAAAGGTTGCTCAAGAACCAATTGTGGACACGGGAGAAGATGTGTCTGCGGACCGACTCAAGAATGCTGCTGCAACAAAGAAGTTAGCAATATTTGATGCTTTTGAAATTCTTCACAGAATAGAAGAAGAAGAAAATATACTAGAAGGTAAAACCAAAGAAGAAGTTAAAGAGGAAAGATCTTTTAAGGGTTTTGCGGAAGGGCGTAGCAAATGAGTTACGAACAAACGCTTTGGAAGGAAGTTAAAGATGTTATAAATCCTAAGATTTTAAAAAAGGAAAATAGATTAAAGAGATGGGAATATGGTTATAACTCTGATTATGATTTTGTTGTTATAAGTAAAACAGGTAAAATTGGACAGATCATTGAAATTCAAAACCTCCGTATTGCATTACCAGCAGAGCATGAACCGTTTAAACGAAGCGAAAATAAAACGGAACAATATTGGGAAAAACAAGAATACCCAAAAGAATTAGCTAGAATTAAAAGCAGATTTGATTGGGAAGAATACCCTAGGGATTTTAAAGAAAAATGGTTTGATTATATAGATGAAGAATTTAGAAAAAGAGAGGAAGGGTATTGGTTCTATAATAATGGTGTTCCTACTTATATTACAGGTACTCACTACATGTATTTGCAATGGTCAAAAATCGATGTCGGATCCGCTGACTATAGAGAAGCAAATAGACTCTTCTTTATATTTTGGGAGGCATGCAAAGCAGATGATAGATGTTATGGGATGTGCTATCTTAAAAACAGACGGTCTGGATTTTCTTTTATGTCCTCGGCTGAACTTGTCAACCAAGCCACAATATCTAGTGATGCCAGATTCGGTATCCTTTCAAAGAC